AAATTATATTCCTTATGTGTTGTGGTGACAATAAGGGACTTGAGCCTTGCAAGTATAAAGAAAGGTATTTAATGGCTCTCTGTTTAGTCGGTTGTGGAAACTGACACGGTACAAAAACACGGTAGCGTTATGAAAAATAACACTGGTTCAAATCCAGGGAGAGCCTCCAGCTAAAGCCGTTCTCACAATGCGAATGGAATCGCCCAATCTTCTTGAAACTTTATATGGAATCGAGAGCGGCTCTAGCTGGGAACAGCGTTTTTCATAATAAAAAAATCTCCTTTTGATTGGTTAGCCCCTAGCTGCTTTCACACTTTGGCACTAGGGGATTTTTTTAACCAATACTTCCTAACCATATGAGGTAAACACTATGACCAAGTTAATCAATTTTCTTAAAACAACTGCTTATGTAATTGCAACAATCCTTTCAATCTGTCTAGTCGCTATGACAATGGTCACCGCTCTAGCGGCACAAGCAAGCGAGCCGACAACGGAGCGTGAGCAAGCAAGAATTCAATGGATTGCCGAACACGGGCAATATCAACCAAATCTTACGGAGCCAGCTAAGCAAGAGGCTCTAGTCTTTACCGCAACAAAACAAAAGGAATTGGATGATGAAAAAGGCAAAAGCAAAAGTAGAAATTAAGGTTGAGCCTTATCCGAAAGGTGGATGGTATGTTGTTGAAAGAGTTGGAGGTAAAGTTTGGTGGCACTCTTCTAATTATCAATCAGTGGAACTGGCTGAAACGAGAAAGAGAGAGCGTGAAGAGTTAAAAGCAAATACGGCTGAATGGCTCAATAACAAGCTCGCTCGCCGCTCAAAACCGAAAACTGGACTAGCAACCAAGCCAACATTAGTTAAGCGTATTTCAAAGGCTAAGATGCGTTATTTAAAACGTTTTGATGAGTACAACAAAATGCGCAATCAACAGCCTGAATCTGAGCGCCAAACTGAATTTCAACTTACTGAGATTCATCGTCTTTTTGGCGTACACGCAACCACAATCGAGCGAGCGATTTATTATCGCCAAATCAAGCCTCGAGGCAAAAAATTAATCAGAGGTCATTGGGTGAGAACATTTAAATACGAGGATTTATGCTCTTACTTTGACATATTGAGAGGTATTCCAAATGGAAACGATGCAACGACAATGGGAAATGGCTAGTTTTACCGCTTATGACAAGGCACAAGAACAATATGATGCCTATGAGCGTGCAGTAGAAAATGAAATTAGCGATATAGAAAGAGAAATAAAAAGCGGAGATAGCCAAACTTTATGCGAATTTTCTGAGCTTATGGAGGAAAACGAAAATACTTGGCTAGATATTTTCTTATGTGATCAAGCATCGCTCAAAAACTTGAGAGATAAGGCAGTAAAAAAACTTGCTGAAAATCGCATAGCGCAAAGAGAAGAAGATTATAAGCATGGTTATATTGAAATGTAAGGTAAATAAAAATGACAGAAAAATTTGAGTTGATCCTATCAACAGAAAGCAAAGTTTTAACAACCAATATTGCAGACTTTGAGAAACAAGCAGATGCGTTTATCTCTAACCTAACAAGCAATTTTGAAACCGATGATGACTTCTTGGCCGCAAAAGAAGAAGTAAAAATCCTTAAAGAATTAGAGGATAAAACAAGATTGGCTATCAAAAATGCCGTTGGCGGTGATATTAAAAAACTTGTTGAAACAGCCGAAAGCATTGCCGAGCGTTTTAGACAAGAACGATTGGCACGAGACAAGTTAGTCAAAACTAAAGAATCTGAAATTAAAGCTAAGATCGTAGATGATGCGGTTGCCGAAATCTCAGATATTCGCCACAAACTAGCAAAAACAAGCGATATATCACTTGCGCTAGAAGAGAACATTCCAAAGCATAAGATCGCAAGTCGAATCGAAGAAAGCACAAAACGCAAAAGCTCAATCTCAGGTTTAACGAAAGCCGTAAATGCTGAGAAAACCCTAATCATTAGCGAGATCGCTGCTGAAGTCACTCGCTTAACTGAACGCCTTGAACAACTAACCTCTAAATCAAGCTATCTATTCCCTGATGCAATCAAGTTAATTGCAAGTGAAGAAGATTTAGCGCCAATCATTAAACAACGAATTGATGATGAGCAAAAACGTGAATTAGAAATCAAGGCTAAGGCGCAAGAAGAGGCAAAAGTAAAAGCTGAAACGCAAGCCGTCCAATCTTCTTGCAAAGAAAAAAACATGGGAAGTGAAACGTTAAAAGCACAAGAATTGTCGCCTGGTGATGCTATTGAGCATTTTGAAGTCAGAATCGCATTCTCAGGAACGTTGAACGATGCCGTATCATTCGCTCGTAAAATCAAAGAGCAATACGGTGACAATGTAACACTCAAGAAAGTTAATTAAAGGAACAACAAAATGAATACATTACCGGCGAACATTCAAACAGCCCTAACCGAACGCAATATTGATACCGCAGTTTGGACAACTTTGCAAAATAGCGTTTTTCCTGGTGCAAAAGATGAAAGTATTTTGCTTGCCGTAGATTATTGCAAGGCTCGCAAGTTAGATATTCTTAAAAAGCCTTGTCATATCGTGCCAATGTCAGTGACAGATGCAAAAACAGGCAATAAAAACTGGCGTGATGTCATTATGCCAGGTATTTACGAGCAACGCATTACAGCATTTCGCACTGGTCAAATGGCTGGTCAAGATGAGCCAGTTTTTGGTGATACGGTTACATTCAGAGGTATAGAGGCTCCTGAATGGTGCAGAGTTACCGTTTATCGATTCATTAATAATGAACGATGCGCATTTTCCCATACAGAATATTTTTCTGAGGCTTGTGCAACAACAAAAGAGGGCAAGCCAAATTCTATGTGGAGTAAACGCCCTAGAGGCCAATTAGCGAAATGCGCTGAGGCTGGCGCATTGCGCAAAGCATTCCCCGATGAATTAGGTGGCGTAATTACTGCTGATGAAGTAAATGAAGAGCCTATCAATCAGCATAGCGCTGCAACGCCTGATAACGGAACAACGGTGATTGACACTCAATCAGTAGAATTGATCACTCCTGAACAAATCAAAGAAATTGAAAATTTGGTTGAAGTTACAGGCTCAAATCTTGCGGGATTGTTGGCGGCGGCTGGCAATGTGCCAAGCATTGAAAAAATCACAAAATCAAATGCTGAACACGCAATTAATAGATTGCTTAGTAAACTAAATGAACAGCAAGCTAAAGATGAAAAAAATGATGAGGATATTCCCTTATGATAGATGGACTGATAACACTTGATTGCGAGCAAGGAACTGAAGAATGGCTAACGGCAAGACTTGGTATTCCAACTGCAACAGGAATCGAGAATATCGTTACGCCAACAGGAAAAAAATCAAGCTCGCAAATTAAATATATGTCTGAGCTGATTGAAGAAAGCATCCTTGGTTTACAGGATAGCGGATATAAATCAGCTTTTATGGAGCGAGGCAATCAGCTTGAGCCGCTTGCCCGCTCCGCTTATGAATTTCTCACTGGAAATGCCGTCAAGCAAGTTGGCGGCGTATATCTAAATGAGAAAAAAGAATTGATGGTTAGTCCTGATGGATTGATCCCCGAACTCAAAAAAGGGCTTGAGATTAAATGCCCAAAAATGAGTACACATATTCAATACATCATTAACGGTGGCGTTCCGTCCGAATATGTTATCCAAGTGCAAGCGAATTTGTGGGTGACAGGATATAAAACATGGGATTTTGTTAGTTATTGCCCTGAATATCAAAAACAACCGTTTTATCTGTTTACGGTTGAGCGAGATGAAAAATTAATGGCAGCGTTTGACAAAGAAATACCCGCATTTATCAAAACATTAAAAGCATATAAATCTATGGAGTAAATATGGAAGAAAAACTAAAAGGATTAAAAGAGGCGTATCTTTTTTATAAAAAAGTTTTAAAAGACGAAGATGCAATGGCTTGTGGTTGTTTAAGGGATGCTGAAGAATGGCTATTCAGAGAACTTAATGAGTTATTTGAGAATTAGGAGTAAATATGGCTGGAATTAATAAAGTAATTATCGTTGGCTTTTTAGGCAATGATCCTGATGTGCGCACTATGCCTAATGGTGAATTAGTGGTGAATATCAGCGTGGCAACAAGTGAAAGCTGGACGGATAAAAACTCAGGCGAGAAAAAAGAAGTAACCGAATGGCATCGCATTGTCATTTATCGAAAACTAGCCGAGATCGCCGCTCAATATCTACATAAAGGCTCTCAAGTATATGTTGAGGGGCGCTTAAAAACTCGCAAATGGCAAGACAATAATGGTCAAGATCGTTACACAACAGAAATTCAAGGCGATAACTTGCAGATGTTAGGCGGTCGCCAAGATGAGCAAAAACAAGCGAAAACAAGTAAAGCTAAACCAGAGCCATTAAGTGCGATGGCTGAACACAGTGATAGCCTTGACGATGGAATTCCATTCTAGGAGTGAGTTATGAGCAAATTTATAAAATTGACAAATTTTAGAGCTGGTGATGGTGATTTAATTGTAAATGTAGATTTAATTAGAACTGTAACATCATCACACAATGACTGCTCAATTGTTAAGTTTTCTGACGAGCATAATGTGGTAGTAAAAGAAACTCCAGAACGTATTTTAAAAATGATTGAGGCCGCCAAATAAGGCGGTTTTCTTTTAGGTGAATTATGAACAAAGAAACAGAACACGAATTAGCGGAATTACACGAAAAAGAGCGGAGTTTAGAAAAGGCTCTTGAATTGGTGCGTGAGAAAATCCGTGAGTTAATTAATTACACAGATAAGAACAAGGTATAGAAATGACAACAGAAGATGTTCTGAATGAGCGAAGAAATACGCACGGGGATTTCATTCAAGGCTCTGTTACGTTTAATGCGTTAATGGAGCTTATCAATAAAAATCGCAAAAACATTGATGGAGTGCAGTATTACGCTTTGACAATGATTGCTGGAAAATTAGTGAGAATCCTTAACGGTAATTCACACGAAACAGACCATTGGCAAGACATTATTGGTTACGCAACACTTGGTGGGCGATTGGAATTAGCTGAAAGCCTCGATAATACAAGTGAGCCTTTGGTTGATATTTTACCAGTGGTAAATCTTAAGCAGTAAATCAATATTTAACAAATCCAATAGGCGTTCCAAGTGAGCGCCTTTTGTTTTAAAGGATATAAGATGAAACCAATTTTAGATGCTTGCTGCGGCGGGAGAATGTTTTACTTTGATAAGAGTAATCCGAATGTGCTTTTTGCAGATATAAGAAAACAAAAACTAAGTTTTAAGGATCGTGACAAAATTAGACATTTAGAAGTATCGCCTGACGTGATCCATGACTTCACTGATATGCCATACCCTGATAAATCTTTCAAGTGCGTTATATTCGACCCGCCACACTTAATACAAGGCGGTGACAATTCCTGGCTAGTAAAGAAATATGGACGATTAGATAAAGATTGGCAAAATCAGTTATTAAAAGGCTTTCAGGAATGTATGAGGGTGTTAGATGATTATGGCACTCTTATTTTTAAGTGGAATGAAACACAAGTACCAGTTAGCGAGATTATTTCGCTCTTTGGTGAAACGCCAATAATCGGGCATAAATCGGGAAAAGCGAACAATACGCATTGGATGTTATTCATGAAAATTGAGGAGAAAGAAAATGAAAAAATTTAACTTAGAGAAAGCTTTAAATGGCGAGCCAGTGATGCTTAGAAATGGATTGATTTTATGAAAAGTATGATGGAGTAAGTGATGGATATTATTAATTTAATTAAACAGCAAACGCCTGAAGAAAGACAGGCATTATTCAACGAATTTATTAAACTTTTAAACCAAAAAAGAGAATACGTTGATATTCCTGAGCGTATTGTATGCTCCGTCTGCCAAGTGTTTGTAGATGAAAGAGATGGTACAAATGAAGATGGCAGTGAAATTATCCATGAAGTATATGGATTAAGACACTATGATCCATTCATGCGTAAGCAGATTAAGGAACTGGAAAAACAATACAAGTATGCTCTTTTAGATTGGGAACAAGGATTCTTAACTAATAAAGGACGTTTTGTTAATCGCATAGAGGCGATGGAAATTGCCAAAGAGCAAGGGCAAGTCATACGGTTATCTGGCTCGCCTAATACTGATATTTTATTTTCAGAAGATTTATATTAGGAGTAAGTATGATAAATGAAGAGACTGAGGCTTGGCGCAAGTACCGTCAAGATAAAGCAAATAAACGGCTAAAAAATTTAGAATACAGCACCAATCTACTCAAAGAAAAAGGAATTCAGTTTGAATCGCATAATTTTGGCAAGCAGTTAGTCATTCTATGCGTTGATCCTAAAATAGATTTTTATCCATCAACAGGATTATGGATTGAGCGCACAACTCGTTATAAGAACAGAGGCATTCGCAGTCTTTTGGCGCATATAAATAACAAAAAGGAGTAAACATGAAAGGATTTACAGAATGGCTAATCTATTTATTGACTAGCGCTTTTGTCATTGCGATGGCTGGGGCTGGAATAGGATTATTTTTAGGTGTAGCGTGGAAAGCGTTTTGCTGGGTGGTGTGATATGGGAAAAGTAAAAATAACCAAATTATTTTGTGATAGATGTGGCAATGAAATTATGCCATTAAGTAATGATAACACTGAATATTTAATGACAAATTTATATGTCAAAAAGAATTGAAATAGAGCCTAATCACCATGATGTATTCGCACTGACTTTTAAATATGCTGTTGTTACGAACAAAGGCGGTGAATATATTGGAATAGCCACCCATTGGCAACCACTTCCAGCACCGCCGAATGATGAATAA